CCAATCCTGTTTGAACCATTCTTTTAGACCAGCCATTAGTAGACCTTTGTTTTTTTCCTTCTATTAGACATAACCTTGCCACAACCTTTAGCAATAGATCCACCTGCTTTATAACCAGGTCTCATCATGCCACCCATAGCAGCAGGCTTACGTCCTTTAAAATCTTTTCTTTTTACACCAGAGGGATCTTTTATTTTACCTGCACAAATTTTACTAGCGTATGCATTTGCGTATGCAGACGGGTATACATCAAACTTTCTTTTTGCTGCGGCTTTACCTCTAGGACATAATTTAGTCATTATTTTTTTCTCACTGTTTGTTTTGCTCTTGCAAAGTCAGATGCTTTGGGTGCACCTTTTGCACCCTTCTTTCGCATCTTACCTCCACGCTTTCTTTTAGCGTGAATGTTTGCGTATAGACCGGGTCGAGCCATTACTTTGCTCTTCCGCCGTCTTTCATATAACCCATTTTGTTTCTAACTTTTTTGGGTAATTTTTTTAAACCTTTTTGATTTGGCTTAACAGGCTTTAAAGCCTTTCCACCTTTTTTCATCATAGGTCTTTTCATCATCATTGTTCCTGGCATGTTATTTTCTCCTTTTTGTATATGCTCTACCAAAACCACGTTTTGCGGCTCCAGTTCTAACTGCTGTTTTTTTACCTTTAACTATTCTTCCACCTTTTTTAGCTGAAATTCCTCCTCCGATACTAGTGTCTCCTAACATAGAATCTTGAAATATTTCCATGGGAGATTTAAAACCTTCTTGATCAAAAGTCTGTGCTCTTTGTGCATTTGCTGCTTTATTAAAAAGTCTCTCTCTTTGAACTTCTGCTGAACTTTTAAATTTTTTCTTTGGAATTATAGAGATAGGTTTTTCAAATTTAATATTACCTTGCGAAAGTAAACCTGGTGGGTCTATAAGATTTTTTTGAACATTTGCAGATGTAGTCTTAAATCCTTGTTTAACACCTTTACCACCTGTCATGATAGGATCTTGATAAACAGTTTTTTTCTTTTTAGGCATGTCGTCAACTGTAGGTCTTAAACCGCTTCCTCTGCCACTCTCAACACTAATATTTGACATCTCAGTTCCTTTACCTCTGTTAGCAAGTGCAAGACCTAAACCTAAAGCACCTAACGCACCAAGGATTCTTCTATTTCTTCTTCTAGACTTCTTACTCATTATTTTTTACCCCCTCCATTACGAAATATTTGTGTACCTTTTATACCATAAATACTCGCAACGACAAGGATCCACAAATTTGTGAACCATGACGGAAGCTGCTGGAACTGTTCAAAGAACATTTTTATCTTTTCTGATGCACCCGGATCGTCCGAGAAGACCCCCCAGGCAATCACCAATATGGGCGCCGTTAACACGAGCAACACGAACTCGTCTTTCCAGTCTGATTGTCTAGCTTCTAATAATTTTCCCTGGTATTCGCTTTCTCCACTAGCCATTTTAGCAGCATGCATGTGTTGTGCATCTGCCATCGCCATCTTTGTCTCTTGTTTTTTCTTATAGATGTGCGTTGCCGCGTTTAAACCTAGCTTTAGTGCGCTAAACCACATAATTTAGTACCAATCTGCTTTGCTTTTCTTTTCGTCAAGCATTGCTCTTTGACCTTTTACTTGAACTGACTGAGTTTCAGTAGGATTTGACACTTCAATTTCAACTCCACCGTTTGGTAAACCGTCTTTATTCAAAAACATGTTATGATCTACATGAGTCATGCCTGCGTGACTTGATTTTTTGTTTTTTTTCATATTTATTCTCCAGTTTTTCGAATGATTGCTATGTTAGGTGCCATTTGATCCGAACTTGGAAGAGTTTTACCTAAAATAGTTTTTTCAATCGATGTATTAGCCCTTAGTTTAGCCAATTCTTCGTTTTGTTCAAGCTTTTCTTCTTGAATATCTTGATTCATCATAGCTCTTGTCTTATCTAGATTTAATCTTTCTTCTGCTTGTGTACGTTTTTGTTCATTATCCATAGCTCTAAGGTCTAATTCTCTTGCTTTTAGCTTCGCAATCGGGTCATTTCCAAAATCACCCATAATTTTGTTCTCTTCATCCTTAAATTCTTGTGTCATGTCAGCAATAAGTTTAGCTTTTCTTGCTTCAATAGCCATACTCATCTGCATAATTTGTTGTTGAATCTCAGGACTCTGTCCCATTTGAGGATTCATTTGCACCATTTGTTGTAATTGTACTAATTGTTGTAGTTCTTCTCTAAATTCTACTTCTAATTGTTCTTGTGCCATTAAAGAAATGTGTTCAAAAATATTTTTTTGTAATGAACCCATAATCATAGGGTTATTTTTAACCATATTAGTTGCCATAAAATTTAAATGAGAGGTTATATGTGCTCTGTGGTCCTGACCTTTAAATGCTTGAAAAGGTTTACCTGACATTGCCATAATATTTTCAGATGCTGGGTCCATTGGCATAGGTTGTTGAGGTGGTGGCAATATTTTATCTATATTTTTTACACCAATTGCACTGTACATATCTCTATACGCTTCGTATAAATTATGCATTTGTGGATTAGACATTGCAAGTTGTAGTTCTGTTTGAGCTAAACTTATTCTTTGTGATTGTGAAAATATGTTTGGATCTGCAACAGGTAAAATATCTACCTTGTCATCAAAGTCTGCAACTTTAATATTTCTTTGTCCACCTACAACATCGTAAGGATATTCTGGTGGTAAGTAAGTTTTAAATACATCAGCTAATAAAACGAATTCTTTTTTAAGTGCCACATACAATCTTTTATGTATGGCTGACATGACTCTGGAACCACGTTCTAAGAGAGCAATGGTCGTTCCAACAGCGGCCTGTTGGTTGCCGTCACCGACCTGCATGTCAGCTATGGCGGCAAATCGTTGTCCTGCTTGAACCACTATTCCCATTAATTGTAATAATGTTGCTGATGGTTCTTTGAAAGGTAAAGGCATAAATGCATCTCTGATGTTTCCTCCAGGTGCATCTACATCTCTAAACTCTCCAGGTTGAATCGATTGCGCTTCATCTCTAACACGAATACCTCTTTGTTTAAATCCAGCTGGCATATTTGAAAACGTACCAGCATCTAATAATTGTCTAAGTGCATTCGTTGCAGTTCGTGATAATCCACCGATCATGTGGATTAAGCCAAAACCATAAAAACCAAGTCCTGGTAAAAATTTAAAATGTGTAAAGTATTCTATTTTATTTTTTGTAGGATCTTCAGGTTTATAGTTTCTTCTTATTGATAAAACTTCTCTTGACGATGTATCAATTGTTACAATGTAAGGGAGTTTAATTCCTGTTGGGTTTTGTTCCATATCTTTATCTTCAAAACCTTCTAGGTCTAAGTTAGTGTGTATTTCTAGAATAGTGAACATCTGTTCATCTCTAGTTTTTCTTACTCCTTCTAGTTCTCTTTCTTTTTTCTCTACTTCTGATTCTTGTGCATAACCTGGTGTAATTTCTATATCTCTATAAAAACCAGATACTTGTTTTTTTCTTAAATCATTTTCTGACATTTTTAAAACATGCACAATTGAATCTGCATCTTCTAAGGATGTTGCAGTGTATGGAACTATCAGATCATCTGCTGGTACAAATTTAGACACGGCTCTGTCAAGAAGTTCATCGTAATAAATTTTCTTGAAAGCAGAGCCGCTAAGAGGGAGATAAAAAAGTAACTGGTCGAACTCGGGTTCATACTCTTTCATCACATTCATGAGTTGATAGTTCATGAAGTTTTTTACTCTTGTCGACTGATCTTCTTTTTGTCTATCAGGTATACCCATAATCTGAGTATGTACTGGACCAGTCGCTGGAAGTAATTCTTTGTAAGCTTGTGCTTGAAATTGTGTAACTGCTTCTGCTAATACAGGGTGAGTTGCACCACTTGCATTTGAGAATGGTTTAGATCTTGTTTCATATTTAAATCCTAATAAATCTAATCCTTTTGTATACCCATCTTCCCAATCTTTTCTAGATGCTTTGTACTGTGTGTAGTTTTCAAAAAGTTCAGAACCTAATTTACCTAAAACATCTTCAGGTAACAGGTCTGCTAAATTGTCAAAGTGTTCATTAGTTCCTGGCTGGTTTACAGCTTCAGGATCAAAAGTAATCGTAGCACCACCGTCTTCATCCTGTTCAACTTGAATGTCTTCTGGTCCTACTTGTTCTTCTACGTTTGCTTGAGATGCTTCTACAAGCTCCTCTTCACTAGGTAATTTTATTTCCTGCTCTACGTTTGGTAGAGACTTGTCTATTGTTGACATGTTTTTTCTCCGAGTTCGAAACCACTATAATCTTTTTTGTAGGAACATTCAACCCCTGTGGATTAGGTCCTCTAAGTGGTGGTATCGTAGTTGTTAGTTTTTTAGTCATCTTGTAATAGTTTCATTCCTTGTAAACCTAGTGATGCACCAAATCCAAGTATACCTGCTCTTGA